CCCACGACTGGAGCGCGTTGGCGTTGAAGGCTTTAACAAGCCCAAGCGCACGCCATCGCATCCAACCAAGTCGCACGTCGTGGTGGCCAAGACTGGCGACCAGATCAAGACGATCCGTTTTGGACAGCAAGGCGTGTCTGGGTCTCCAAAGCGTGAAGGTGAGAGCAAGGCCGACAAAACCCGGCGCGAATCTTTCAAAGCCAGACACGCAGAAAACATTGCCAAGGGCAAAATGAGCGCAGCGTGGTGGGCGTCAAAAGTGAAATGGTGAACTGAATGCAAATTCAAATCCTCAACGGCATCTACACCGACAACGGCCCAGACCTGCGCACGAGCTACCCGGTGAACATGGTGCCAGTGCCAAAGCAGTCCGGCATCAGTGCCGGTTTTCTGCGTCCTGGTGACGGCATTGTGGCCAACGGCACAGGCCCAGGAATCGACCGTGGCGGCATCAACTGGAACGGCGTCTGCTACCGCGTCATGGGCACCAAGCTCGTGACCGTGGCCAGCAATGGCGCTGTGACCGTGCTCGGCGACGTTGGTGGCCCGGTTAATACCCTGGTGACCATGGACTACAGCTTCGACCGCTTGGCCATCGCGTCCGGTGGCCGCCTGTACTACTGGTCGCCATCGCTTAGCCTGGTTCAAGTGACCGACCCAGACCTTGGCGTCGTGCTGGACGTGGTGTGGGTGGATGGCTACTTCATGACCACCGACGGCACAAGCCTGATCGTCACCGAACTGGCCGACCCGCTGGCCGTCAACCCGCTGAAATACGGCAGCTCCGAAGTTGACCCCGACCCAGTGGTGGCCCTGCTCAAGCTGCGCAACGAGATCTATGCGCTCAACCGCAACACCATCGAGGTGTTCGACAACGTCGGCGGCGACTTCTTCCCGTTCCAGCGTGTCGATGGTGCTCAGATTCAAAAGGGCGTGATCGGCACCTTTGGCTGCTGCGTGTTCATCGAGACCGTTGCATTCTTGGGCAGTGGCCGCAACGAAGCTCCTGGAATCTACCTCGGAGCAAACGCAACTGCCACAAAAATCAGCACGCAGGAAATCGACGAGCTTTTGCAGACCTACACCGAGGCGCAACTGGCTGCGGTGAAGATGGAGGCACGCAACGACAAGGCGCACGAGCACCTGTATGTGCACCTGCCAGACAAGACGCTGGTCTATGACGCAGCCGCATCGCAGGAAATGCAGACGCAGGTCTGGTTCACGCTGACCACTTCGACCGTTGGCTTCAGCCAGTACCGTGCGCGGAATCTGGTCTGGGCCTACGACAAGTGGCTGGTTGGTGACCCGCAGTCCAGCGCCATCGGCTACCTGGTGGATAACATCGGCACGCATTGGGGCCAGATCGTCCGCTGGGAATTCGGCACCATCATCGTCTACAACGAAGGCAACGGCGCGATCTTCAACAAGCTGGAGCTGGTCAGCCTCACTGGCCGCGTGGCCTTGGGCATTGATCCGATCATCACGACCAGCTACTCGGTGGACGGCATGGCCTGGAGCCAAGACCGACCACTGCGCGTCGGCACAACAGGCAACACCACCAAGCGACTGGCATGGTTTCAGCAGGGCCACATGCGCAACTGGCGCATCCAGCGCTTCCGTGGTGACAGCCAGGCGCACCTGTCCTTTGCCCGTCTTGAGGCGCAACTTGAGCCGCTGGCCTACTGACCATGGCAACGCAAAAGCTCAACCTCACCCGCGATCAGCTCGCCACGTTCCTCAAGAACCACGAGCAGATCAAGCAGTTCGAGAGGCTGTTCCAGCTGGCCGATGAAGTCGCGCCTTCAAGCGACACCACCGGAATCAGCATTCAGGCTGGCAACGCAGATGCGGCGGCTACCGAGGCGCTGGCGCAGATTGTCAGGTTGGCGCAAGACGCAGCCATCAACAGCGGCACAGCCGACCAGAAGTCTGTGCAGGCTTTGGACACGCTTAGCCGCATTGCCAACGCTCTGGAGATGCTGGCCACTGCGCCCGTCATCCAGAACAACAACTCGGTGGTGACCGACTACATCGACCTGCCAGAGGATGGCCCACACGTCACACAAGCCCGGCGCGTCCAGTGGAACCAAGACGACGGCACCATGGACGTTGGGCTGTACGGCGGCAGCGTCCTGCAAGTTGGCCAGGAGACGATGTACTACGCCAAAAACACCAGCGGCGCGACGATTGCGAACGGCACGCCTGTGATGTTCACAGGAACCATTGGCGCTTCTGGAAAGCTGACGTTTGGCCTTGCCGTGGCTGACGGCTCTGTGCTTGCCGACTACATGATGGGCGTGGCCACCCAGGACATTGCCAACAACGCATTTGGCTACGTGACCAGCTTCGGCTTGGTTCGCGGATTCAATACGACAGGCGCACCGTATGGCGAGGTCTGGGCAGATGGCGACCTGCTGTATTTCGACCCAGCAACACCTGGAACATGGACAAACGTGCAGCCGCAAGCCCCGAACATCGATGTGCCAGTGGCCGTGGTTGTAAACGCTGGATCAGGCGGCTCTGGATCGATTTTCGTTCGCATGACCGTGGCCGAATCGTTGGCCAGGCTGCAGGATGTCTACATCAGCGGAACACCTGGCGACTTTGATGTTTTGCTCTACGATGCCACACAATCGCGCTGGGAAAACAAACCCGCATCTGCCGTGCAGGTGCTTGAATGGATGAGCATGTGACATGGCATTTCAGAACATCACCCCGACCAAACTTGGCCAAGCTGCCATCACGACTGGCGTCACCACGCTGTACACCGTCCCGGCCAGCACGCGCACGCTGCTCAAAGAGTTCAGCATTGCCAACACCACTGGCGCAGCCATCAACGCTCGCGTGTTCCTGGTGCCTGCTGCTGGCACGGCTGGCACGACAAACGCTTTCCTGTACGACGTGTCCGTCCCGGCCAACAACGCTCTGCAGTACAACGGTGTGCAGGTAATGAACGCAGCCGAAACCATCCAAGTTCAGGCGGCCTCGGCAGGCCTGACCATCACCGCCAGCGGTGCAGAAGCCATTTAAGGAGAAACCATGAGCGTCCTCGTCAAAGCACTTATTCCTGCCAAGCAGGCAGAAAACGCACAAACGACCCAATACACGGCCGTCAACTGCAAGACCATCATCGACAAGTTCACTGCGACCAACACCAGCGCGGCCAACGTGACATTCAGCGTCAACATCGTGACCAGCGGCGGAAGTGCTGGCGTGTCCAACCTGATCGTCGACTCGCGTGCCATCGCACCCGATGAAACCTACACTTTCCCCGAGCTGGTTGGCCAAGTGCTGGAGCCAAGCGGATTCATTTCCACCATCGCCAGCGCTGCAACGTCGCTGACCATTCGCGCCAGTGGCCGCGAGATCACCTAAGGAGAACACCATGGAAATGCCAAAGATCATGATGGCCGGATTCACTGGCCTGCCAGATTCGATGCCGTTCATCACCACGGCCGAGAACAAGAAGAACACCCAGACCGTCATCGACGACTGGATGCTTGGCCCTGAAAACCCAAGCAACGAGCCGACGGCCAACAAGGTTTACTGGGTTGCATTGGGCAAGGCCATGCAGGTGGACGAGAAAGAGGCCCGTCGTCGTCGCTGCTCGAACTGCGAGTATTTTGAAGCGACCCCATTGATGCAAGCAAAGATGGATCGCATCCCATGGAACCAGTGGGACGTGAATGCAGGCTATCGCGGCTATTGCCACAAGTTCGACTTCATTTGCCATGACATGCGCTCATGCCAGGCTTGGGAAGAACGGGAATACAACGAAGACTAAATGGTGCAGCCTTGATGCAACTCTCGCTTTGCCTGCAAGTAGGCTTCATGCGCGGCCTCTGGCGTCTCAAAGATGCCCAGATAGGTGCGCCTTCCTTCGCTGACGATGCGAGCCACAAACCCACGTGGATGCCTTATCACGCCAAGCAACCCAGTCGTGCTGGTGCGCTTGGCCGTGTGCTTGTTCTCGGTGTTCGTACGCCTGCTGACCTGGCGCAGGTTGGCAAAGGCATTGTTGGCCTTGTTGCCGTCCATGTGGTCAATCTCTTGCGTCGGCCATTCGCCTGTCACGTACAACCATGCGAACTGGTGCGCCATGCCACGGAAGCCGTCAAACATGACATAGACGTAGCCATCGCGGCGAATCGACCCGGCAGGCATCCCGGATTTTTTCCGTCCTTTGGACTGCAAGTGGGTGAATTGCCCGGTTTCTGGGAAGTAATGCGCAAGCTCGCGCAGGCGGTTTTGTGTGATCATGTCGCACCTCATCAGAGTGGAAAACCATCAAAAGTTGCAGCAAGCGGTGATGAATCGCCTGTCCCCCGTCGGGTAAGCTGCCATGCAATTTTACAGGC